TGAATCGGATCCGCTCCAGATAACTGATGGGTAGCGGCTGCTTCCATTATTTCAACTCTAGAAGAGTCATGAATATCTTGAATACCAATAATGTAATAACCAGCATCGAAAGTGCCGGTGCTATATCTGGCAATTTCAACCGGTGTGGGACTTGAGGTAGATCCAATACCAGTGGTTGTAGTGGTCATTTTTGCAGTAGACACACTGGTAACACCAGTACCAACATTTGTTTTACTAAAACATGTGTTGAATGTGTTAACAGTTACACCAACATTTGCTGCGGGAGTGAATTTAATATCAAAGTTTGATCCGTTCCATTCAGCACCAAAAGTTCCAATTCCGGTTGCATTATAAGGAACTAATGAATTACTAGCGACACTACCGAATTCTACAAGATTAATATCAGTTCCATCATGAACATGTAAAAGTTCGGTAAAGATATGTTCTCCGTTATCAGCATTGACCAAGGCAAGAGTCTTACATCCATAATTGGAGGAATTGACTCCAACTGCAGTAATTGCAGATGGACTTGAGGAGGCAGCGACAGTTGTAGACGCTGTTCCAACCGTAACACAATTTCCTAGATCAACATTAGATCCTGTGGTGACCGAATCGCCAAGAGCAATAGAGAATTGATCAATAGCATAGTTATTAAATTCCTCTCTGATTGGGAACATCAATAATTGACCGACACTACCAAATATAGAGAAATCAAATTTTGATGTTAACGGCAGTACAGTATGAATTGATCCATATTGAAGAATATATCCAGTTGAGTTATCATGAAGAAGGTTTACAATAGTAAACTCTTTTTCGCCAGAGAATCTAGTATCTTCCATGAAGACAAAATACTTGATTCCTCTAAAGTTTGCTAACGTAAACTGATCAGCTTCGTCAGAAACAGCGAAATTGGTTGGACTTGGGAGATCATTAAAATCACCAGAAATATCATCAATGGTCAGAACTCTGTTGCCTCTAGATTCTAAGTAGTCTGAGAAAATAGTTCTTTCAAATCTAATTTCATTAGACACTGGGGGTTTGAGATCAATGAAGTTTTCAAATCCAAAATCGTAGTCAGGCACACAATTTATTCCATAACTACTAATAATTTCTGCAGTCGTTTCTGTAAGAGATGTTCTAGCAATACCAGTCACTGGTACTTCTGGTACGGAAACAACTTCAAGGTTTCCAAATTTCTTATATCCGACTGTATGGTTTAGAGTAGAAACTGCATCAGACCAGGTTGAGATATCAACACCCGACTTAATTGAATATGAGAAATACTGATAGTAGTCACTATCGTGAAGTCTATTCAGATCATTGCTAAGATATCCAACATTATCTTGCCATCCTCTAATCTCTTGGGAAAGTCCACCAAGATTAAAAACTGCTTCACTGATGATAGATTTTTCTACGGCTGCAGTTGTCTTTGATGCCTCCGCTCTAATTCTATCATTTTCTTTAAAGACATCTGGAGAATCTATTCTCAAGAGTTTTGCTTTACTATCCCAAGAAAGAACTCTTCCGGTTTTTTTATTAGCGTTTGAAGTAACTTGAATAATTCTTTCTCCAATCTCAAAATCTTTCTTAACTAAGTTGGGAGTAAATTGTGCCGTATAAATCTGCGGAGCAATAGTTCCTGCAGATATTGTAGGACGATATGTACCGGGATTGTTACGGAGTTTGAAAGCAACAGTTCCAATTCCACCAATATTAGGATCAACTTCAATTAATTCAAATCTGGTATAATTATAATCTTTGGAGTTGAATCCTCTTTCTCCAGTTTGAACGCCAACATTTTCAATCAGAACTTTGTCTCCAACTGCAAACGGGAAAGATCCGGCAGTGCTAAATCCAACATCCAATTGAACTGTGACCAGTTCTCTGTCAGAATTCCAAGAGATGGTTTGAATACCAATGGCATTTGGATTATTAATTGCTAAAACGGTTGGTGGTAGGTCATAAAGAACATCTGGGTTTTTGCCGATGATTACATCACTAACACTTCTACCATCCATGACAGCTGTCAATTCCACACCTTCTATAAGTTCTCCGGTAATAGAATCCACGACAATCAAGTCTGGTGCGGTGTTATAATACTGTCCACCACTACTGACACCAACGGAATCAAAGACAGACAGTCTAGACAGTCCCAATACCTGCGGAAGTCTTACAGAGGGTCGTAGAGTGTTATCTGATGGCATATCAATGCCTACATCATTAACAGTGACTTGAACAGTTTTACCGATGGTTTGACTGTCGATATTTACGTTGGCATTAATTCCTTTGGTTGAATTAATAGTTACAATTTCTGGTAAAGAAATGTAATTCAATCCACCATTTTTAATACGGAAAGAAGAAATACCACCTTCAGCACTAGCAGAAGTAGTCTTATAGTTAAATTCTGCCTCTGCGGAATTGTATCCAGATTGTTCTGGAATTTCTCGAATACCGATCTTAAATGAAGTGGATCCAATACCGGTTACAATCTTTTTGCCATTAAATCTACTTGGAACAATATTAATAGAATTATTTCCATCGACTTCATCGTCGGTCACGATTTCAAGTTTTACAGCAGTAAGTGATGATTTGTTTTTTAGTTGTAAGTTATAATAAAGATTGTTTGGAACATCACCTTTAGTATCTAAAGTAATACTGGCATTATCATCGACGCCAACGGTGCCAACAGTAGTGACATTGAAAACCTGGGAAGTTTGATCAGAATAAAACTCATCTTGATATTTGGAATCCGAATAGAAATTCAAATCAAAAGCTGATATAGTCTGTCCAGCAGAAACAACCGACAACGAAGGGTCGGAAACGTCAAATTTGACTCTTGTTCCTTTTGTAAATTTCAGTGGAGGATTGACCAAAGATATATGTTGATCTGCCGCAGCATTTGTTCCCGTAGAAGTTATAGCAACTGTTCTTGGGGGAGTTTCAAAAGAAGCGGATCTGTTCTCAGATAACTTGAATGTATTTTGGTCAATCTTAACAACATAGTAAATTGAGTTATCAACTAAACCAACAGGAATTTTAGAAACTGCAGAAGCTGAGGTTGCTGCGAATACAACTTTGTCCCCAGTCTTAAATCCATGAGAAGAAACGGTAAATGTATTGGTTGAAGTATTAACACCAGTGTTTGCAATTCCCTTTGGATTTATTACAACCTTTCTATGGTAGTCATTATATTTGACAGTAACTGTGCTGGTGATACCAGGCAGAATATCCATATTCACCGTGTCACCAACTCTGAGTTGGTTATTGACTTCGGTAAAGACTTCTGCTTCAATTTTAGAAACTGTTCCGGTAACAACATTTGTATGTTGTGTTTTGAGACTGTGTTGTATTCCAGATCCAATTGTATGATAATACAATTTGAAAGCCTCAGATCCAACACCAACATATCCAGTGGAACCAACACCAACTTTGGAAGTTGATAATCCAATTAAATCTCTATCTTCAACAATTACATATACCGGACTAGAATCGGTAAGTGTATAATTGGCAATTCCGTTAGTCGAAACTCCAAGAGACGTTCCTCCTCCGTTGGAGTAGATTAATTTTTGTCCCGTTGTATATCCATGATCCTTTAAATAGATGGATTGGGATGGAATAAACTTATTAATGTAAGTTGTACCAGCTCCAATGACAACAATTGTTGATCCAATTCCAACACCTGCCGTTGTTCCTAAACCTACTGATCTAAAGGGTTCAAAATATGTAATTCTATTTGCAACGTATGAAGTATCAGTAAAGACGCCAACTGAAAAATCAAATTTTCTTGTTCTTTCTACAACCAAATCACCGCTTGTTACTGCAAGTCCGGTTGTGTTATTTTGCTCTCTTAAAACTCTTACTCTACCAGCCTGTTCATCAACGTTTAAGACCTTAACGTCCTCAAATGTGTCAACCCAACCAAGTCGAAGAATATCATTTTCCACGATAGTCCCTCTGTCAAGAGGTCCATCCAAATAAAGGAAGGTTGATATACCTGTTGCTCCAGTTGTGCCAATTCCAGAACGGAGATTCCATGTCGCGGTGTTAACTCTAACTGGATGTGGAATTTTATCAACATCTCCAAAGAAATCAGTTGACAGTCCACTAATAACAATAGGATCAAAATCGGCAAACTCATGAGGTTCACTAGTGCGACCTCTAGCAAAACCAAGTCTAGAAGAAAGTTCAATTTCAACACCACTGAAAGATCTTTCCGAAGAGGCGATGGATAAAATGTTTTTACCTACAATTTCAGAAACTTCAATCTTGGCTCCGATACCACCAGTTCCTTCCTCGTTTAATTTAATGAAATCACCAATCTTGTAATCCTGTCCTCCGGTTACGATTCCAACAGCATCAATAGATCCTCTTCCAGTGGATTTAATAATTCCCTTCTTTCTAGTTTCTACATTACTGATTGGATTGAAAAGAGATTCGTATAAATTTTCGTCAGAATTTAATTTACTAAAAGTTGTGTCTCTTCTCAATGGAGTCAAATCATAAATGTCCGTTGTGGAGTCTGGATGGAAATTAAATGAATCTGGAATGGACTTATAAGTATCTCCAATTACATATGGGAATACTGGTTCTCTATATCCAGCATATGCTCCTTGCGATGCAACTCTCAAAGAGTCAACTGTCATAAAGTAGGCATAAACCCCATTAGGAAATTCTGGAGTTCTGCAGAATCTACCATTATGTTCATCTAGGTCTCCTGTTCCAGTGAAAGTATGGTCTTCCACCAACATACCTAATGGGAAGTAATTAAGAGATGGTCTATTTGCTTTTGCTTCTCTAGTGTAACCAGATCTAAGAAGTGTTATCGTTCCAGAGTCTCTGCCGGAAGTACCGTTGGGGCCATAAATGGGATTTCCATCATATGCCCATCCCAAAATAGGAGAGTGACTACCAGATGGTTGTTCTTGGTTATTATTGAAAACTAGATCCGGATTACCATAGTTTGGTTCTCCGCTTGGGGATAAGGAATATACATTTTTTCTCAAATCTCTTTGAGCTGTAAAAGCGTTGATAGAAAGTTTATCTCTTTCTCCAAAAACCACTCCATCATCATCGGTAAGACCAAGTTTATATTTTTCAAAAGAGTTTATTTGCCAAGATGTAATGTCAGCACTAAAAGAAGCATATTTTCCAGATGGTTCCAAAGTGACGACAATATCACCACTATAATTCGATCCACCATCAATAACGGATACGGACTGAACAATTCCATTAACAATCGTAGGTGTTAGTTTGCACCCTACTCCAGAAGTGGCTTCTATATTAACGTCGGGTGTTGGGTGATATCCTTGACCACCCTTTTCAACAATAATTTCTTTAACCGATCCATCGACAAGAATAACTTGGAGTTGCGCTCCACTACCCTGTTGTACTAATATCTGTGGTTGTCTATCATGGTTGATAACTTGTTCAGATCCGTAAGAAGATCCACCATCCTTCAAATGAACATCAACAATAGATCCCCTTACAATTGGTTGTATTGATGCTTTGAATGTGCTGTCTGAACTAGTTGTCGCTATACCAATAGATCCCTCAATAGTTACTGAAATTGGGGGATAGTTGAAACTATGCAGTCCAGTTCCGGTTGAAACAAAGTTGACATAATTATTTGCATCGTAATTTACACTGTTGGCGGTGGTTCCTATGCCCGCAGCAGCTAATCTGAAATTATCATCATCTATTTTTATTACTTGATAATGTTGAGATGTAGAAAGTCCTGTAATAGCTGTTCCACTGGTTGAATATGTTACAACTTCTCCATTACTATATCCATGGCTTTCGATGTTAATAGAATTGGACGCAGTGTTAATGCCCGTGGAAACAACTGTTCTCAAGTTATATGCATAATTTTCACCAGGATTTAAAAGTTCAATAGAAGAAATAACTTTCTTTTTATCTACAGCCGTTAGTTTTTGTACCGGTAATTCGATGCTAGTAGATCCGACACCAACTGCGGACAAAGTAAGAGCACCTGTTTTTGACAGAGCTTCTTCTCTGGTTTTGTGAATCTTGACTGTATTGAGATCGATAACCGAAACGAAATACTTTTCAAGATTTACCATCGAGGAACTGATACTATCCTGTTCCCCAAATCTTTCATATATTACAGGTTCACCATCTCTAAATTTGTGGTAGGTCGCAAATCCAATAGAATTATTACTTACTTCTATACTTGGTCTAAAAACTTCGGAATGAACTACAGTCTGTGTATTTGCTCGAGCAGAAGCATTAACACCATTACCACCACTGATACTTACATTGATGTCACCGATATAATCAAATCCCTTGTCGATAACATCAATTCTGTCAAATTTACCTACAATATGAGGAGAAACACTTGCTCCGGTTCCAACAGAATCGGTAATTTTAATTTCTGGTGGATTGATCAGGTCATATCCTTGCCCAGAAGAGAGAGCATTAACTCTCTTTAATGGTCCAAAATAAACGAATTCGCCGGATTTATAGTTTAATATTTCTGTGCCATTAATTAAAATTCCAACCTTTCCTGGTTCAGTTTTAGTTTTTGTGGAACTGGTTTGGACCGGAGGAATTTTTCTAACAATAGTGTTGGCATCAATGATTTTACCGGAAAGAAGTTCTGGAGAAAACTTGTGATTCGTAGCAGTTCCGGAAACACTTACATAATTTGAATTAAATAACTGATCTCTATCAACAGACAATTTGATTGAATTGTTATCTACTCGATAAACATAATACACAATACCATTGGTTAATCCATCAAGGGTCTCTGTTGTTGTATCTACAGAGATAACATTACCTTCAAAGTCTGTCGTAGTGGTCGTAGTAGATGTTCCATTATAAACAACAGCGTCTCCCGTTTGGAATCCATGTTCAGAATTCAAAGGAACAATTTGGAGAGTCTCTCCACTAAAAGTTCCTGAGAAAGTTATGATTCTATCTGACAGGGATATTTTTCTTTGATAGAAAGCTGGCAGTGAATTGGAAACATAGAAAACATTACCATGATCGTCGGCATAAGTATTGAGGACGTTTCCTTGATACTTATTGAGATATCCATACTTGTCTGACGAAGTTTTCAATATTTCTCGTCTACACTCAAAAGTTCTACCAGTAATTTTGTCAATATTGCCTGAAAGTGATATTTTTAGATCACTCAGAACGTCAGTTACAGTAAGCCCATAAGTATTATTAGCATCATCAATCATGGTGACTTCATCACCCTTCTGAATGACGTGTGGCTCCTTAAAGATAACCTCGTAAATGCGATTACCCTTAGAGATTACTTCAGAGACTCTAGAACGACTCAGACTGTTATGAACGATGGTCTGGGCAGGTTTGAGATCAATATGTGTACCCAGTTTTGATGCATATACATTATCGCCAGATTGATATGATTTTCCTACCCGGCTTGAGTCAAGTTCTTTTAAAACATTGGATACTCTAACATTAATTTCTTCGCCATTAGAGTCATATGCATAGGCAAATCCATCATCAAATACAGACTGACCAATACCTAAAGCGGCCGTAAGTCCAGTCTGGATGCCTAGGAACTGTGTGGTGTTTTTGGAGTGATAACGTATACTGAGTTCATTATCCGCAGACACAGGGACTCTGAGGGTTCCTGTAGATCCATATCCAACCGTAGAATCAACATCAATAACAGAGGCACCAATGGATACTGGTGAAGTTACTTTTGTTTTTGGATTATTTTGAAAGTCTCCAAATAAAGTTCCGGCAACATCGATATCTCTATCGTAGTCTGCATCCAAGGAAATTCTGTAGTACTGCAAACCTTTGATTACGATAGGCTCTACTTGAGTTACCGTACCAAAAGAATCTCCCTGATAAATGGTCTTACCATCCATATCCATTGGATCGCCGTCAATTGGTTCGACAACCAATTGTTTGACAATGGAGTAATCTGCTGCAGATGGTCTTAACAGATAATCCTGAGGACTGATAACCGTAATATCTTGTCCGAATAATGCTCGGAATAAGATCTCATGTGCATTATCCGTTCCCTTACTGCGATAAAAATCAGTGGATCTGGAAATAAAGTTTGATACGTTTGTCTTTTCGTTAAAAGTTCTATTTGCAAATCCAGGAATATACGAATACTTTAATTTGGAGAATAATTCATTGAGGAACGAATATGTAATATTCTGTACCGGTGCCCATTGATCATGATCTTCAATGGGGTTCTTTTCAAAAATTATCGAGTCTGTTTTGTCTTTATCGTAGTAACTGGTGATACCACTGAATCCACGCTTACATCCAATAAAACTAGTTTGAGATGATGAAGTATATGTAATAATTTCATCATCGATTTTGATGATGCCATATTTGGATGGAAATCCATCCGTGGATACTACGTTAATGACATCCGTTACAAATCCAACAGCACTACTAGTGCTGGTAAATCCAATAAGAGATTCTGTGTTATATGTTCCAACTCTTGAATATTGATCAACGTTCTCTAGAATATTGATGGGCCCACCAATATGTTCTTGACTGAGATAATATTGCTTTAAAAACTCCCCTAGCAAGGGGGACTCGGATTGTACGAACTCGGGTAATTGTTCAGATACAATCGAATTAATTTGTGCTCTAGTCTCAATCATATTACCTTGTTAAGCTGCCGTTTGCGAACGAAGATGTTGATGCATAATTTGAACCAGAGATATCAGCACCAGAACTAATAGTGTCATTGACCATAGTAAATGTGCTTTGATCTATGGATAATTGTAAATACAGATCCTGAAGTCCAATAATATCAAAAGATTCTGGAATCGCTTGGATTTCAATGATACTGTTTTCCCCTCTTACTATAGAGGTTGACGAAATATTTATAGGATAAACCACAACCTCGCCTTTGACATAATCCACTGTGCCAGCGTTGTTTTTGACGATTTGGTATTGAGTTTCGGACAATTTTCTAAAGAAGATCAAAGTTCCTGTTTTTTTATCCGCATTTGGCACATCACCCATGTATAAAACACCCGGAAGACCTGCCACAGCAAATCCAGAAGACTTGATATTGAATCCAGACTCTTTTACATGGAATTGGTTACCATAACAAATTTCATAATCAGTAAATGCATTGATTACCGCTGCCATATCTCTTCTCATCACCACTTTAGTGATGTTTGATGTAATCGCACGATCTACAGAGTCAATTAACGTACCAACTTTACTGTATTTGAACCTAGATCCAAATTTGTTCAAATCATCAGACTCAGCATAGGTATTAAGTGTTCCAATAACTCTATCTCTTAGATCGCCCGAATTATTAGTTTGACTTGGGTCAAAATAAACGGATGTTTCTATTTCAATAAACAAATATTTCAAATCAATGATTTGGGGTACGATACCAGCTACAGAATACTTCTTTAATTTTGAAAGAATGTTCTCTTTTATCTGTCTAGACAAATATCTACCAAATTCTGGTTTTACACTAATGAAAACCTTTCCATATTGAGGAGGATCCAGTTCTTCACCACCAAATACACTAACAGACTCCGCATCTGGATAAATTGTCGGAATCAAAGACTCAAAATCAGCTGCAGTGACTGCACGATATTGAGTAGAGAATACTTTTGGAGCATATTTACGAATAGACGATACTGATTCAATTTCTTCAGAACCAGTAACAACATCATTCACTGAAAGTGGGGATATAACACCATTCGTAGGTCCACCGGTATTGGGATCAATGACTCTACCGGAAAAAGTCAGTCTACTAGTGTTATTTGAGTTTTCGCCACTGCAAGAAAGGTAACTAGCAGTAATAAATTCACCTTCTACTGGTTTTCTTCCAAAAATACCATCACCAAAAATTAATTCATATCTTTCATCTTCAATTTCATTGACCATGAACATTTTTCTCTTAGAATCAAGGTCAATGAGATTAGTCAACATCTCATAACTGTCTCCAGCCTTGGCACCACTGTATGATTTAACATCTACACTAATTGTTCTGGTGTCAATGAAGGGATTATCTAAAATAAATCGTTGATTCTTCTGAGCACCAACTACAGTGAAGTTTTTTGTGAGTAAACTGCCTTCATAAATTTCAACATTCTCAAAAACAGCAACTTTATTGACTACAGTCGTCGTAACATCCTTAATTGTAGAGAATGTGAAGTTAGTTCCACCAAATCCTTCTGAAGTAGCTACTAATCCCTTCTTCAAAGTCAAGGTTCTGGGGATTTGAGACGCACTAGAGAAGTCTACGGTAAAATTAACTGTTGTAGTTCCTGCTCGGTGTGATCTAGGGACATATCCAATGTTTCTAGCCAGTCCAACAACGTTATCTCTAAGAGTGGCACTATCAAGAAAGACTTCGTTTGCCACCATATTGGCATTGTAAGAAGTCAAATAACTGTTATATGCCAAAATGTCAATTAACATTGACAAGTTGGATCCTTCAAAGTCAAAATCAGTAAAATTACTGTTTGCTCTGAGATAATCTTTAATCTCGGTTTTTATCTGGGTAAAGTCCAGACTTGTAAATTTGGTAAGAGACATTAGCTAGCAGATTCTAAAGCAAAATTTAATACCTGTCCTGATCTTGCTAGACCACGGATGTCATAGATGATAGTAACCTCGTATGCATTATTATCAACGTCTGGATTTACCTCTACTTTGGTAACTCTTACCCTAGGTTCAAAAGATGCAATCGTTTCCCTGATTTTTGAGGCGACTAAACCTGCAGTGAAGGGACTGACGTTCTCAAAAAGGATATCTGCAACGTCAGAACCGATTGTAGGGTCAAAAGGGCGCTCTCCAAACGCTGTTAATACGAGATTTCTTACGGCTCTATTGATCGCACTCTCATTCGTAATCACACTAACGTCTCCCGTGACGGGATGTTTAGTGAAAGCAAAGGAAATATCCTTAAAAGCGCGCGAAATTTTGGTAGCCACAAGTTTTTATCAAACTTTTTTTCTATTTATACCGTTTTCTTTACTCTCTGACTCTGTTTCCCAAAAATATTCATCAGTATTTCCCAATCTACCCCATCTAACACCGTTTTCTACTTGGAAATATTGGGTAGAAACCTTAAAATCGGGTATTTTGGGGTTCTCTGGGGTGATTGAGAGGTCATAAATGCGTGTTCTGTTGTTTGGATACAGCGCAAATTGACCATTTTCGAGTTCAATGCAGTTATGTGACTTGTGTTCATCAGGAACTTCGCTCACATTGGTGTTTGTAGTGTCTACATCGGGGTGAAAATTGTCCAAAGTGAACAAATATTCCCCTTTCATGTTGCCAAAGTGACGTGTTCGGACCTCAAAATCCATAGATCCGATGAATTGTTTCTCGATACAGCGGACTCCATAGTCCATACAGTTCCAAAACTGTAAATTTGGAAGATCTAAGTCCGGATCTGGTTTCTCTGGACGCGAGAGAAACGCGCTAATGGGCAATTTATCGAACATTGCTCCATATTCTGGTAAATATGTCTCAAAATAAAAAGCGCGCCCAGGAATCGACTTTGCCGATACCCAGACGCCTTCTACATATTCACCATATCCGTCTTGTAAATCTCTCAAATATTCTTTACGAACCCATACTTTTTGTGCGGGGAGATTAATGACGAGTTGACTCATTACCTACCTTGACCTCTATAACGTTTCCGAGCCGAGTTACGACTGGTGGCAGAATATTTAGAGTGTTTGCCGGTGCCTTGTCGAGTTTTTTTCGGTCGAGCTTCGACGCCGCCTTTACCCATGAGACTTGCTTTTACTTTCATCAGTATTCTTCTAATGTAATAGTGGATGGATCGGGTTGACCGTTCTCATAAAACTGTTGAGAGAGACGGTCAATAAATTCAGTGGCCTCTAATAGATCGTCTGTAGTGAAGACAGAATTGCCACTCACACAGACTTTGTAGAGGGGTTGATCAGATGATACGAGTTTTTTCATGTCCGACACGAATGCGAGGGTCACACCAAATCTCAAATCCTTCTTCTTTTGCGTCAAGACAGAATGAGACATCTTCGCCACACATGTCTTGTACTTTACCAGATTCAAAGACTTGCATCTTAGGAGCAAACCAGGGGTATTCCAGATTCTCAAAGACACCTTTCTTAATCAGTGTCCAACCAAAACCAGTGTAATCAACTGTAAAAGGTTTCTTACGTTTGTCCATGGTTTCGACAGTTTCATGATTCATGACACCACCGTTCTTACGGAAGTCATCCTCCTCAAGCCAGTGTGCAACTGAAGTAGTATGTCCATCTTCGGTAGCATACCAACCACATGTGATCTCTTTCTCTTCGCCATCTGCAGGATTTGCAAGATCACAAAGTTCCCAGAACTTATTGGGATTAAAGATAATATCACTATCAATCCAGAGTTGGTAATCATATTCCAACTTACCATCCCAAGGAATCTGTTTGGGACCACGAAGAACATTTGCGCCTAATACTTTGCAACGTGCAAAGTTAACCATAGAAGAGTAGTCCTGACTAATCTGAATACTCATTCCATTCTGAACCATGTCAAAGCACAGTTGTACAAAGTTCTTCAGAAAAATATATGAACATCCGCGACCAGGAAGACAGAAAATAATACTCTTCCCTCGCATACGATCTTTGATTGCCTGATAGTCCCAACCTTCTTCTTTCTTCTTGGTTGGTGACTTGGCTTTAACTGTAAATCCTTTAGCCATAAGTAAGGTAACTCTTCAAGTTCAATTCTAACGTATTATATAGTGTTCGTCAATAAGATGAATCATGATCTTTTGATAGATCTAGTGGCACAATCTCATGTTCACGAAATTCAATTGAATGATTGATAATGCCTTCTTCTAATTCATCAACACTCAAACTATGGTATACGACCTCAGATGTTCTCTTATCGTATACATGGAAAACAAGTGAATTAGTCATCTGATTCTTTCTGTAGTTTAAACTCATCTAATGAATAATCGGTTTTGATGCCGCAGAAAATTAATCCTTCGATTGTTTTCATAGAACTGCGGGCTTCCTCTTCTGTTAATCCTCCCAATAATACCTGCCCTCGGGCGGTGATCTGGTAAGTGTTGCTCATAACTTTCGTAGTTTAATACCATCGCTCTCAATTGACCATTCTAACATATCCCCCGTGTCCCAACCAAGATCTTCAAGAATCTCATCATCTAACTGTAGGTAATACCCCATCTCTTCATTTTCCATTACCTCCAATTCATATATTTGCATTGTACTACAGGATACTACTCAAAGGTATATAGGATTTTTGAGCCGGCAAAAATTTTTTTATATTCATAATATCACTCTCGCGATTTGGGTTCGTTGTAGGTTAGGGTAGTTAGCGGTTTTTAAACGCGCGCCCCGCCGTACGCCATGATACACAACGGACACTGTTCCCTGCTCTCTGTGGTCCTCTGCAGAATCTGTTATTAATAAAAAAACCACCTGCTCAGAGGCAGGTGGCGTGCGGTGTGGTCTGACCTTGGCGGTTGGTGTTGGTCCGGAGTCCTTTGGTCTGAGTCATCACCAGGTGCTCGCGACGGGGTTTGGCAGCGGGCAGGATGGTCAACTTGAGAGACTTGGCACCGATGCGGACGCCTTGCTGCTCAGCGATGATCAGGTCAGCGGTGGAGGCGGTGGCGATGTCGATCATGGGGTGGGTTCCTTTGACTCTTATAGAATAGACGATGGCGGGGACGAATCAACCGATGCTAGTCCAGTTCGCCGACTGTCCTAGGGTAGACCAGGAATTCGCTTATAAAATAGTCGCAAGTAACCTCAAGCGCTGCTGCTTGTTCTTCAATAGATTCTGCCCAGGGATCACCCTCACAGAACAGATCTAGCGTAGATTCGTGCATAGTGAAAAGAGACAAAAAAATAGAGGGGAGCAACCCCCTCAGGCAAAGACGTAACCGTTAGCGAAATCTTCAACGTTGTAGACCTTACCAGTGATGGAAGATTCGCTCACAAACTTACGAACAAACCACTGAAAATCTTTCTGGAAAACACCTTCACCAGCGATGCAGAAATAATCGCAAAGTGCATTAAGACGAGATTTTGTGGTGTTGGTTTGCCAACCGCCGTCGAAGATTGTCATGTCGTTGTCAGAAACCTCAGCAATTTTGTTACCGTGGAGACGTACAACGGAGACGCCAGTTTCAGGATCAAATGAAACACTTGTGTTACCAGACTGCCAGTCTTTGTTGGACTGAACTGCGGCACACATTTGCTGTTCGATCTTACGCATGGGTGTTGTCGTTTGTTTGACTCTTATAGTATTGCACCTCTGGCGGATCCCTGTAGTTCGCCATGATACAAAACGGGAAAACCAGTTGGGGAACCGTCCACCTTGATTTCTCTACTACATTCCGTTGAGAAAATCGTGGAGTGCTTCATCATACTCCTCTTTAGTTTGATATACTCGCCCATGAATGTTCAATGGGAAAGTCTTATCAACTCCAGCAACGGCAACTGTTTCACAATCGGCACGATCGTAACCCATTGCTACAAGATTTTCAACGTAAGGATTGTTCATTTTGTCAGAGAAAAGATGGCGTTAAGTTTTGCTTGAATTGAATCGTAGATTTCAATCTCATTGTCATCATCATCCAAATGATCCTGATATTCGCTTAGCGCATAATCAATGATTTGCCATTCAGCATCAGTGAAAAGTTGTCTGTAGATTGAAGCATTGAGTCGTTGATTTTTTTCCATACATGTATATTACATGGAATTGCCTCCAAATCAATCAACTCTGTGACACTTATCAAACTGGTTCGGGCCTATTGCCAGGAGGCCATGGCCGGCCCCCATGATGGACTGCAGTCGGGCCCGCTCCGCTACATCAACTCCACTGAGAGTTTGAGCAACTTACTCCCATGCTGAGTTTGCTGCTCAAACTGTCTCAGACGTAGTAGATAGCGTCCGCATCAAAATCCTCTACTGCTGCTCTAACCTCCTCAGATCCGCTGAGATCGAGCAACTCATACCAGTCAAGATTTCGTGGATCGAAGTCACCCAGAACATCAAGATCTAGCGTGATTCGATAACGTTGACGAGTCAGAAGTTCCATGACGTTTGTGTTGCAGACCTCTAAATTATAGGGTCTCAAGTCCACAAAGTCAAGTGTGCAGATTTCTGACTGATCCTCTTGACTTTTATGCGAAAGAGTGATAGAATGCGCGCTAAGATCACAAGACCTGAGCACCTTTCGAGACCCTATAAAGACGCTTCGGAGATACTTTGTGGGTACTTTATCCACACATTTTCCACACCCTTGTGGAAAACTATAATTAACGCATATATGTTTTTAAATACATTTATTAATCAATTTTAATGCATTTTTACCTTATTTCATAGGTACATATACACAAAACACGCCCATAATCTCGAAACGCTAATC